CATTTTCTTCCCTAGCTTTTACTCCCTGCTCTATTTCTTCGGGGGTTGCTTCCCGAACTAACCATGAGGCAAACCACTTATTATCCACTTTAATCGGAGCATCATAGCCCCTTCTCATGGTGATAGGGTCATATTCTGGTGGTTCCGTCCAAGCCACTTCGGCATAGGTATCAGGGCAAATAAATTCTTCCCCAATTTCAGGGTGATCTAACCTAACATCCCCCTGATAAAGCGGAAATTCTCTAGTAGCTAATTTAATATAAGCAGTCATGTTTCTAGCCTTTATAGAGTTTCGTTATCCCATGTAAGAGTACCTGTAGCTGAAGTCATCCCAGTAGCAGCCTCCGTAAGCCCTTCACTGCTCACCGTCCAAGTGTATGTACTTGCTGCTGAAGTTGTATCTTCAGATTCGGCCACATCAAGAACGCCGTAATATATTACAAAGGAGGGGGTATACCCCGTATTAGTGTAAGTACCTGTTTTTGAGCCATCCGTGGGTAGGTTAAAGAAAATTGAACTTTGTGTACTCGAACTGTTTTGTGCATTTGCTTTAGAGGAAAGAACATAATTAGTGCCTTCAATGGAAATTGACCAATACGAAGAATTAAGGGTTTGATTTGCCTGAATATACCGCGACCATTGTAACACACCAGAAGAATTGTATTTAAAGACTACGAGTGCTTGGTTATTAACACCGCCGCTACCCGTGTTGTTTAAATCTACATGACCTTGTACATAGAGGTTATCGGAGCTATCCACAGCCATGCTATCGGGATAGCCGTATGTCCACACGGTTCCTGACGCACTTCCCTCTATTTTTCTAGCCCATTGCCTTGTTCCAGAGCTGTTAAATTTAGAAATATTAGGTATAAAAGTGCTTGTACTCTCACCAGACGTGTAGACGTTATCAGAACTATCAGTAGCTACAGCCTTTATCCCACTCTGAAGCTGTGTTATTTGAATAGACCAATCAAGAACACCAGCCGATGTAATGCGCCCTAAATTCCCGACATCGTCACCACTGCCGTCAGAGTTGGCTGCTGAAGCACCAATTAACACGTAGTCACTACTATCAACAGTTAAATCGCAAAACGCTACATCTAAAGTAGTCCCGTACCCCGTAAATTTGTATTCAAGCGTGCTAGTTCCAGCACTGCTCCATTTTCCTACCGATCCGTACCCAGCGGAAGTGCCTTTTGTGAGTAAATAAATATTATCACTACTGTCCACACCAAGACTTACCGCAGTCGCATGTCTAGCCGTTGAGCCATACTTCCTTCCCCACTGGAACACTCCATCCGTATCCCACTTGAGCAGGGTAGAAAAGTAACTGCTGGCAGTATAGGTGTTTAGCAGTACAATTACGTCAGCAGTGCTATCAACCGCAATTGCGTGAATTCTAGCGTAACTTAAACCAGTGTCTTGGGCTGAACGCTGCCATGCAGGGGATGAACCACCTGCACCCCATTTAGAAACCCATACAATATCCCTGCTAGGATACGCAGTCCCCGCGTCGTCTAAATAGGTTCCCAAGTAAGTGTTGCCAGAGCTATCCGTAGTAACAGTCCCGTTGTCATACCCTGCATCTGACTGAATACCGAAAAGTGTGTAGTAGTTAGGTATGTTTCCAGCCGTAGGCCATAGTCCATCACCTTTCCATTGGTAAGCTTCTTCGAGCGTCCAGACCCCAGAGGCTGTACTACTTGCATATGGGCCTGATGGGGTAACAGGTGTTTTTGTAATTAAACCCCCAGGAAATTGTTCTGACATTTTATAAGTTCCCCTGTACGGCTGATGCGGCGGCTAGGTTTCTCATAGCGGCTGTTAAATTTCCGAAATCAACAGCATTACCTGCCGAGGCGATAGTGACATATTCAATCGTATCTGTTTTTACAACGCTCGCATCACTTCCTCCTCCAAATAGAACTCGTGTTGAGCTACTACTGGCAGCAAACATCATCCTAGTGGTTGAAAGGTCACCAAAATCGGAAAAATTACCTAGTGAAGCAATGCTTCGTTCTTCAATTATATTCATTGCACTGGAAGTACCGTTATTACTACCGCCTCCATAAATTCCAGTTACGGTATTAGCTCCTCCTGCACCGTTATACGCTCCCCCTGGAGAACCACTAGTATTAACCCCCCCGAAATCAATACTGTTGCCCGTTGAAGCAATGGTTATATAATCAACACGCGTTGTTGCAACATTGCTTGCCTCTCCCCCACACCAAAGACCGCGAGTGGCAGAAGCCATGCCAACTATGTAATACCGCGCTATTGTTAAATCTCCGAAATCGGAAGCATTTCCAGTAGAATTTAGGGTGATGTAGGAAATCACATCTCGTGCAGCGGTAGCATCGCCCGCAGCAAAACAGCCTCTAGTTGAACTGGATAAAGCCGCACAACCTATGCTATCTGATTGAAACACGTCACCAAACGTAGCGGATGTACCTCCAGAAGCATAGTCAATATAGTCAATGACATTTGTATCTCCAGCCATAGGCGACCAAACTGCTCTTGTAGCACTACCGCACCCAGCAGAGTAGTAGACGGCCGCACTTAAATCAGCCCAATTTACAGCATCTCCTGTTGTGGAAGGATTTACTTGCTGTATTTTTGTAGTATTAAATGTTGAAAACCCACCTATAAAAATAAGTGGTGTAAACGCATTTCCAGCGAGAGGCCATAGCTCTTTGCCTGTCCACTGCAAGGCTTCAGCAAGAGTCCAAACACCCGATGCAGCACCCCCTTCATAGGGGCCAGCGGGCGTGACTTTAGTTTTTGTAATTAAGCCTCCTGGCCATTTTAACGCCATACTCTTACCTCAGATTACTAAGAAGCTATTAATTCATAACTAATAGAATACGTGATTTTTGATGCCGTACCACTAGTTACACTAATTGAAGAATCTTCTTCTAAATAAATTGCAGTCGTTTTATCTACAACCACTAGACTAGCGTCTGCTGGTACAGAAATCGTACTTGCAATTGGATAAGCTGTACCTCCTGATGGGGCTGAGCCTTGTGCAACACTACCATCGGAATACAAATCAACAGAAGTATCAATTGCAACAGCTCCATCTACATTGGCAGCTACAATTTGGTTTATTTTCATTACTGTGCCACTAGAACTGGCGTTTTGTAGTAAAATGACTGCAGTCGTTCCAGCTGGTGTTAAATACGTTGTCTTTCCGTATATACTTGTTACAGATACAATATTCGGGTTTGCCATGTCTTTCTCCTAAAATCCAAAAATCATCGCTAAAGCGATTGATTTACCCGCAGAAATGCCAGCTGTAACAGACCCTTCAGCCATAACAGTAACTGTTCCTGCGCTGTTTTTATAATATAATTTCCCATCAAGGGTATTGATTGCTAATTCTCCATCAGCCAAATTTATAGCAGTAGGTACGGCACTGGCTGTCGTAGACCGATAAAGTTGTATTGGTGTGTAGCCTGTTTCAGCCATGTCTGACTCCTTCTATTAAATTAAAAACCATTACGTAAAGGTTCCTCCTGAAATACCACTAGTGGCTGTTAGAGTGGTAAACTTTCCTGTATTAGCTGTTGTAGCTCCAATAGGGGCATTATCTATTGTTCCCCCTACAATTGTAGGGGCAATAGGTGAAGCTAGCTTTGCAGTGGTGACAATCCCATCTGCTAATTGATCAGTTGTTAATGGAATATCGGTGGGTGCATTACCAATATAAGGATTCGACATTATGTTATCTCCAAAATAGATAGAACGGCATCAATAGAACTAGCAGCGTCTGAGTTAACCCTTATAGAGTCTCCAGTTACCATGACAATCTTTTGATTGCCTCCAATTGGTACTAACGCACCGCCAGTAGGTATAGGTGCATCTTTAACTATATAGTAGTCTGTACCCCCATCGTATAATGTTACGTCTATATTAACTGTAGATGCGCTTGTATTAGCAACAGTTAACCCTATTACAGTGGTCTGGGTTGAAGCAGCCACCGTATAAGACCCTACTGCAGTTAATGCGGTTCCTACACTTGCTGAGACTTTTCTTGTAAAAGTATTTGCCATTTTATTTCCTTAGCCTAATGCCACTGCCAGAGCAACAACATCATCAAGAGTTACGCCAGCTGCAGGTGTTGACCAACCAGGAGCACCACTAGCCAATGTTAATGTATCACCATCTGACCCTGCCGCTAGTTTGCTTATAGTATTTGCTGCACTCGCATAGAGAATGTCTCCTGTGGAGTATGTAGCAAAGCCTGTTCCCCCATTTACAGCATTAAGAGTGCCTGAGAGCGTCACTGCGCCTGTGGTGGCTGTACTGGGAGATAAGCCTGTTGTACCTGCATTGAAGCTTGCAACAGCCCCACCTGATAAGCCAGCGGCTGTTCCTGTTATATCTATACCCCATGTACCCGTAGCATCTGTACCGTCTGTTTTAGGAGCATTTACATCTGAATAAGTTAATGTGACAGCACCTACCATACTATTAACAGAGGTAACTGTATTACTTTGGTCTATTTTTTGCCAAACTGTTCCATTAAAAATAGCCCAGTCGCCAATTTCCCAGTCACTAATTCCATCAAGAGTAGTCGTACCTGCAACATTTACAATGTAGTAATAATTAGCTGAGCCACTACCTGAAGCTAGGGTTGGGGTGTTTGTTGAAGCGTTCCATGTTCCTTGATAGCTCAGACCCGTAGTAGAAGAAGCTGTTGTTACTGTAGTTATAACCCCTTTATTATCAACAGTTACAACTGGAATTAAACTTGATGATCCATAAGTACCTGCAGTTACCCCTGATGTTGGAAAATCATCGTTTACCAGAGCTCTAAATGCACTTGGGGCTGCTACACCAGATGCTGGCCCTGCATAAACTACATTAGCTGCTTGATCAGCAACTATAATAGCTGAACCCCATGTAGGTACACCTGTTCCACCAGAAACTAAAACTTGCCCTGACGCACCAGCAGGGCTTAGGCTTATATCACCACCTCCCCCATAAGCTATACCACCAGGAGTTGAGGTGTTACTTTTACTTGTTCCCCCTTGATCGATAGGTAGAATTCCATTTATTTGATCTGCCACTGACAAATCAACTGGGGGATGTTGATGATCTCCCCTAGAAAGCTCAGTTAAACTACCAGCTGCACCACCTGTTGTAGTTACAAGAGGAACATTATCTTCAAAATCTACAGTAAGGGTAATGTTTCCACTTAAAGCACCCCCTCCTTCTAATCCCGCACCTGCTATTACTTGAGTAGTAATTGGCACATACCCAGTAATAGTAGCTGCTACAGTGCTGATAGCGGTTATACGTCCTGTAGAATCAACGGTAACAACAGGGATATTAGCTGTGTCACCAAATGTTCCAGATGATACTCCACTGGCTGCAAGTTGTGCGCTACCTACCCCACCATTGGCAATACTAAGAGTGACGTTCGTGCTTAATGCACCTCCACCTGTCATTCCAGTTCCAGCGATTACCTGTCGTGTAGTTGGAACACCTGAAACAGATAAAAGATCCCCAGCCCTAATCTGATAGCTTACTCCTTCATAAGTAAACAGAAGCAATCCATCTTCACTAGCGACTGGGGCAGTTGGGAGGGAGGTAACTCTACTAGGGATTAAATTACTAGGGACATTAACCATATTATTCCATTTCCAAGTATTCTTCACCGTCTTCGGTGATAATAAACTCTTCTCCAGCCTCTTGTATTACTCCTGACATTCTTGTTGCTATGTCAATGTCGGGACGATTAAACGGTAATACAATTTGATCAGGTCTACGAGGCGGTAAGAGATAAGGATCATATTCATCTTTATCAGCCTCACAAACCATAAGACCAGGAAAGTTAGGGTCAGGAGATAATTCAGCTAAAAGAAACTTTCTAGAACATCTAGCACATATAGCTATTCCAAAAGTGGGTTGTCCTTGGGGATCTAAATAAATACTCATGATGAAGTATATACTCCAATACCTGGATTTATTTGAATAGGCGAACCATCATTATCACCATCCCATGCACGCTGTACTGATCTATCGGCTCGTTGTTCGAGCATAGGAAGTAAAGAAACATCAACAACAGGGGTTTCAGAAGCTACTCGTGAAGCCAATCCATTAATAATTGCTTCCAGCCATCTATTAGGAATTTCAATTTCTTGCTGTAAAGTGTCCGTATCCATTATTTGTCTATGTCGCCATAAAACAAGTTGATACGCTTCTGAAGCAGCATTAGGTGCTGGCCATAAATTAACAACTGGCTGTGGTAAATTACGCTGATAATAAAAACTGCTTGGTCTGCCAGAAAACACTAGATTACTTTGATTAACATAATTGTCTCTACTTAGTATTCCTAAAGGAATTGCTTGAGGCATATTTCCTAAAGTGACAGAAGTATAAGAAATAGTGGATACACCATCAGTGGGTATTATTTTAAAATACTGCGCTGCTAATGCACCTGTTATTTCACTCCATGTAATAGATCCAGAGGCTGCTACAGCAGCTGTAGATAAATCCGTGCTTGCAGAAGTTCCTACCGTTGTCCATGTGATATTATCAGGACTAGTCTGAAATGTTACTGGAATAGCAGTGGCTGACCATTTAATCCCAATGAAATTAACAATAGTATCCGTGGTAAAATTAACCAAGTAAGAAGTAGCTACTGCAGTAACTGTGCCACTTAATTCTTGCAGGATGTTAAGATTGAGATTAAGCACATCAACTGTGCCTTTAGGCAAAGTTACAATCTGATTATTTTCATAAAGGGGTAAAATTTGCTGTTGAATACACCAGCTAGGGGTTTTTATATTAGCCAGTTCATCGAGCATAAAAGCTAAAGAATCCATGCCGTAGGACTGCATTTCAGATGTTATTGATTGCGCTGGCAATCGACAACGCCTATAGGCATGATCAACCACCTTTAAGGCATTAAACGTAGTTACACTTACATTATCAGAATAGGCCATATCTTTACCGTCATACTAAATGAATGGTTGCTGATACAGCATACCCCTTTTTACATATGAATTACTTATCCGCGCTTCATAACGCCCATTTGTTTAAAGCCTTTAAGAGCTGTAGATCTATTAACAGCAGCAAGCTTATTAGTAGAACCACCTTTAGCCATATCCATTGTATCAACAGCAGAATAAGCTCTTTTTCCCATAGATTTTTCCATCCCTTTACTTTCATTTCTTCGGGATTTCATAGACTGAGAATTTCTGCCATTACGCGAACCTAATGACTCGTCTAACTTATCATTGTAACCTTGATTTTTCATAGTAGAACCTCCTTTGGCGGCTTTCTTAGTGGTCATTTTTCCTAATGTTTTAGCTAAACCAGCACGTTTTATAGTTTTTGCAGCGGGCTTAGGGCCTCCCTTAGTTCCTGGTTTTCCTGCGGCTAACTTATTGAGTTTACCTTTAGGTATGCTTTTCCCAGCAGCTGTGTCCGTATACTTCCTCAAAGCTCCTGGTTTCTTGATTGCACCTTTAATCCAGTCTTTTTTAGGGCCACCTTCTTGAGCTCCCATCATCACCGCTTCATCACGATCACGATGTAATTCTTCATGTGCATTTTCTTCTCTAGCCCCAACCCTAGCTAGTTGAGCGTGTTTGTCTTCGCTCTCTTGAGCATCGTAAGGTGTACGCTCTTCAACACGGTTAATTTCATCAGCAGCGTCATCTTGAATGTTGATTAAGGCTCCTTCTTGATCACGCAGGCCTTGCAAAGCAGGGCCGCCATCATCAAATTGCTGTGCTTCGTGATCCATTACAACCATTGCAAGTTTTTCTTCTAATGATAATGGTCTGCTTGGCCCACCATCTTTATAATAACCTGCATCGACATGATCGTTCATTACTGGTGATCGTTCGCCTGTAGCTTCATAGGGATCTATCGGTTGCTCAGGCAGTGCGCCTAACTGACCAAATTGTTGTTGCCGCATCCCCGCAGCTGCTCCTCTTTGGGCTAATTGATCAGCTAATTGTTGTTGAGTAAGCCGCCTTCTGTTTGGTTGTTGACGCGCCATTTCAGCTCGGTCGTATCTTTCAGGACCCAATCCCGCAGCGGCTCTTCTTTGGGCTAATCCATCAGCTAATTGTTGTAACGTAGGCCCTGTGTTTAGTTGTTGACCCGCACCTAATCCTCGCTGTGCAGCAGCCCTTCTCATTCTAACTTCTACAGGCTCCATCGGCTTCATCATCTGTCGCTGCATCGGAGCTTCCTGCATCCCCGCAGGGCCTCCGTTAGCCATTTTTACAGGTTTTCTTGCGGCTGATTTGGTGTAACCAGCTTTGGCAGGAAAATCAAAGTCTTTTACGTATTTAATAGTCATCCTCTATCTCCAGCTTGAGAAGGTGCATAAGTTTTAATACACTGTATAACTAGTGTATAGCTATCACCAGTAGCGGCTCCTACTGTACTCAACAAAAGATCATTAGTTTTAGCTGCATCAGTATTAAAACTTTTAATGCCGCCTATATCATCATAACTAATGTCATAGAGTTGATCAGCAGGGATAGTCATTGCTAGTGTGTCAGTTGTTGGATCTGTTGCATCACCTTGAAAATATAGGTAAACTGCAAGCCCTTGAGTCTGCACCCATATTTTATCAATAGCTAAACCATCACACGCTAAATTAAATGAATTGGGATTTAATGCTGATACGTCAATTTTAGTGGCTTTCGCTTCATCGGTATCAGCAATGTTTGTAAATTTTGCAACATACAAACGCTCCCCATCTAAAATAACTTCTGTACTTAGTACATTAGCCATAATTTAGTTCCTTATGACAGATTATTGTTTTGCTGATACAAGACTGTTGCTCTAATTTCACCAGCAGAAGTAGCACCTGCGCTAGTCCATGTCAGTTTCACATCTGCCGTTCCTGTGTCAGCCCAAGAAAGTGCTCCACCTGCTTCAGTTGTTGGATATGCTCGTCCAACTCCAGAGGCAATTGTAACTGAATAGGCGTTAATAAAAGTAGCGTTGCCACCAACTGTATCTCCAATACTGAAAACACATGTAGCACCTGCCATTACAGTGGGCTTATCAAGCACTATGTCAATAATTTGTGAGTTAGCTGGAATAACTACAGTCGTGGTATTTGCAGCAGAAGCTCCGCTCGCAAGAGTAGTTCCCGTTGAAAATGTCTGTGCCATTACAACTTGACCAGTATTTTTTATGTCTGAACCAAGGGAAGTTCCTGTGGTTGCAGAGATTGTACCAGCTAAAACTGGCCCCGAAAATGTTGTCGTTCCCATTTTAAATTCCTCGCATGTGAGTTAGGTATATTAGTCTACATGCAGTCAGCTTGGTCTGTCTAATATACCTATGTAATCCAAGTAACCCCCCCAAGTTTCCTTGAGGGGATTAAATACTAATAATTAAACGCCAGCAGTTCCCCATATAGCACGAGGATCTGTCCAGCCTACGGTGTATCTTTCCGTTGCCTTGTAACGCATTGAGTCGGTTGCAAAGTCACCTTCCATTGATTTTTCTAAACCACGTCGATTTAGTAATTTCATTCCTTCAGGTGCATCAGTTTGAACCCACCAAGCCGTATTAGACGTAATACGTGAAAGGTTAGCTTGACCGTCTGCTAATAGCCCCATTGATTTCACAGGGTTAATGTCATTGTCGGCTGTGCCTGTTTTCAAAACAGATTTCAATAATACTTCTGCTTGGAATATATTGGCTGGGCCAGCAACAAGCTGAGTAGGCGTTAATCGAATTCGTTTGCCGTTATTGTCAACTGCATTACGGATCTGAATAAGCATTTGCTCAAGAGGTGTCTGCGATAAGTTAGCAGCTGTTGTTAACTGGTTGCTAAATGTACCAGTTGCCAGAGGATGGGCTGTGTTTACAAGAGAAACACCATCACCGCCTGTATAAGCTGCGTTAAACGCACGATTAAGTATATTAGCACAAAGTGTTTCTTTAGTTTCAATTAAAGATTGTGCTAAATGTTTGGCATAAACCTGACCAATTCTAATGTGATCGCCATCTTCTACCAATACTTTAGTCAAGCTAAATGCTAGACCGTAAACATTGTAAAGATAACGCTGCACAAAGAGAATACCGCCTGATTGATATGTTACTGCCATACCATCGGGTAGTTCAGGTGCCGCGCCAAAACCATAAAGAACTGGTTCTTCATGATAGTTACGTGGAATACCCTGCTGCTCACGGAAAACTTGTTTCCATTCGTCAGCACGTAAATCATAGACTCCGTCAAATACTTCGTTGAGTATTGGCTCAACAACTGATCGAAAGTCGGTACTTCGCATAGGAGTAGCCATAGCTCAAATCTCCTTATACTGAATTAACAGCAGCTTTATAGGCGTGCTCGTTAATACGAACAGTAGCAACTATATAAGCGTCTGTTAATGCGTCTTCTACATTTCCCGAAAAGCCAGTGATCTGGAATTGTCCAGAAGTAGCCTGAATTGCAGTTAACTTGGTTGTAGAAAGCCCTACTTGGGTAGAACCGCCTGGGGATGCAACTGACCAATCACATTCTTCACCAACTGCGGTTTGCACCGTAGTTCCTGAAGCTGGATTATCATACTGAACATCAAATATAATCTCAGGATCATCATAAACCCAAGCAATTATATTTGTGCCAGAAGTTGATGCTGGCCAGAAAGGTGATAGTGATGGTTTTCCAGTAGAATCATCATACTGAACACCTGCAAAAGTGCCGAGTAGAGTAACTCCATCAACGGTTCCTACACGCGTACCGTCTGATGTTCCTAACTGAATAACACCATCATCAGTCAATTTGACTGGATCACCTGAGAATATGTTTTGAGCATATCCCGAAGTAATAACATAGGCTTTCGCCGTAATTCTGCCACTATTGTGGTAACTCGGACGAAAACCAAATGGTGAGCTTGTCGAAGACATAAGCTGCTCCTCTGGTTAATAGATTGTTTGCCAAGGAAGCCTCTATCTTTTTAATGTTCAAAAGAAGCTTCCCGATCTTGTCCTAATTCCAGATTACCGTCACCTTGAGTGATTTTAGTTTTAGATGCTCGTGCTTGTTCTTCCAAAAAGTCTGCCGTATCCGTCAGCTTACCCTCTTCACGTAAGGGAGCATCATGGTGGGCTTCCATCATATATTTCTCAAATAAAGAAATAGGAAGTTTAAAAGCTAACATCTCGTTAACCCCAATAAAACCTTCCCAGTCGCCTGTTTTGATTGTTGCATAATCCCAGCCAGCAATATCTTCTGGCTTCACAGGCTCGTAACCTAATCTAATACGTTGGTGAATTGAGTCACGAGGGTTAGTTGTAGTTAGCCAGCACATATGCCAGCCATCGATGTCAGGTAAATCAGGCAATGAAGACTGAAATAAATTTTGACGGAACATTTCTACTCGCTCATCTTCTGTTACTTCTCTATTTTCGCTTATCGCACGATCTGTCATTGCGCGGCTTGTACGGTCTTTACTAGAAGATTTTTTTAAGCGTTCGTCTGTCATGTTATCGCTCCTTTCAGCGATTGGATTAAATATAAACTTTATTTATTTAAAATGTAAAGTTGTTTTTACTTATTGTAGCTTCCGATTATGAAGCCCACTACAATAATAAAAGCTGCTCCTACAAAACCCTTCCAGTTTTTTTTTAAGAAAGAAGGGCTTTCATAAGCCTCATTTACATCTGGAGTTTTAGGATCGTCACTCCTAAATTGTCCTTTAGTAGTGCGTGCTCGTTTCCTTGCTTTTGCCAAACTTTTATTTTTGCTAGTGTCTTTTGCCATCACACATTTTCTTTATCGTATTGTGCATAGCTTTTTACATATCGATTCCGCAGTACAGGATCATCCCACACCCCTGCCTCTACTAAGGCTTGTTTCCTTTCAGGGCTAATGTAAATCTCTCTACGTGTAGAAGTAGGTGCATGTTCTCGTCCAGATCCCACAGCGGGGCCGCCCCTAGCAACTCTTTTAGAGGTTCGAGCTTTAGAAGCTGGTTTACCATCTTCCTCTTCAAATCTTTCTGGAAGCCTACGAGAAGCTCTTGTACGTAGTTCATCCCAATACTCTTCAGTTTGTGGATTATAGCCATCTTTAGCCAACCCTTGATCAATTGCTAATACAATTGCCGAGTCTTCATCCCTACCTTGAGCATCATACCAGGGATTGTCAGCTATAAATTCTTGTGCATAGTGCATAGTTTGATCATCAACAGGAGGATTTTCTAATGTTCTGGCTGCTGTTTGTTTATTGAATTGAAGCTGTTGAACTTTTTGCATTGCTTGATCACGATACTTCATAGCTTGAGTAACATCTTGACCATTATTTTGTTCTACAGCTTTAGCAATAACTCTTTCAGACATCTGCACTTCTTTGGCCGCCTGTGTTAATGCTTGATCAATATTAGTTATATCACTTTGCTGGGATCTCTGTTCTTGAGCTGATAGCCTTCTTTCTAGGTTTTCATTTCTACCTCTTAAAAAATCTAGTTCAGTTTTATCTCTCTTAATAGCTGTATCACGGCGTTCTTTTCGTTCGATTTTTTCTCGTCTTCGCCGTTGGCGAATAACGTCACGTTCTTTGTCTTCGCCTGCTTCTAGCTCTTGCCGAGGAACGACTTCGCTATCTTCTTCAACCACCGCATCAGTTTCAGAAACATCATATTCAGCTTCTTCAACTGGCGGTTCTTCCACGATAATAATTTCTTCATTTTCTTGTTCTTCGTCTGTTTCAGTTAATACAGTTTCACCAGTAGCCATAATCCATCTCCTTCGTCAGATGAAAGCCTTGATCATTAAAGGGTCACCAGTAACTTGCCCAATAATATCAAGATCATTAAATATTACAAACATTGCAGATTCATTTGCACCATTATCAGGAAGTTTAGTCTCCCATCTATCGCCACCATATTTGGCTACACGTACAAACTCACCCTTTTTACACCAGTCACCTTCTGGCCATCCCCTCATGGTGTCACGATTCTTAAAGGCTAATGGGCCTAATGAAATCACTTTACCAATTTGAGTATTCCATTTTTCAGTGTCTTGTGTCTCACTGCTTAAAATAATACCTCCAGCAGTTTTTGTTTTTGCTGTTCGTATTTGAACCAGAACGCGGCTTCCAAAAGGCTGTATTCCTGCATCTACTGCTGGGAAAGCCTCTGCTAAAGCATCCTCATAAGTCATTGTCACTATATTCCTCCTCGCTTAGATGTTGTAAAAGTAAATTAATAGTTTCTTCATAACCAGCCACCACCCCCACTCTGTATCCGTATTCAAAACTGTCACGATCTACAGGTCTTCTTAAAGCCTCAAGTGCAAAATTCGATTGATTTGTTTTTAAAAGATTTAGAAACTGGGAGTCACGCGCCATGTACTACTGCCCTGTAACTTTAAACCCAGCAGCCATGCGTTTTCTTTGTGGTACATCAGGAGAGTCCATGTTAACAGATTCTCCCTTTTTATAACCTGCAGTGGCTTTTTTAGCTGCGGCTATGCCTGTTTTAGTGTAAGGGTATTTTTTGCCTTTTACTGTGGGCATAAGGATCTCCTTTAGGGTGTAGGATTAGGATTAATTCCGTCTCCAGTTGAATAAGAGGTTTTTTCTGCGCCTTCTATTTCTGCAGCTGCTATTTCTTTAGCAGCGAGATTGTCGGCGTTATTCATACGCTCTCTTGCTGCTAAATCAGCAGCTTTACGTGCATTTTCATTTTCTTCCCTCATCGTCTGTCTTTCAGTTTCTGCTAACTGACGAATGTTGTTGCGTTCAGTTTCTGATAATTCACGTAAACTCTGTAATTCTGCTTTTTCTCTTCTATCTTGCTCTTTGTCTGCTAATTTAGCTCTTTCTTTTTCAGCTGCTTGTTGCATTTTCACTTGATTCAACTCATTATTTGTTTGAAGTTTAAGATTATCAAATTGAAGTTGAGAATTATCTTGTTGTGCTCTTTGCTGTAGTTCACCTTGTTTTATTTGCGCCCCTAATTCAGCAATTTGCATTGGATCATTGCCTTGTTGTCTAGGATCAGTAGGTTTAAATTGCTGTGCAGCCTCAGTTATTTGCGCTAATTCAGAACCAAACGATCCTAACTGCTCTTCTATAAATTGTTGTACTTTAAGAATTATAGCAACTTGTTCTTCAACTTCTTCAGGAACAAGTTGTTCACTCTGTGCTACATCAATAGCATTATGAGTTTCTTTGAGATAATAATTTAATAAATGATCCCGTAAGTGAAGAGCCATAGGATATAAAAAAGTAGTAGATATACTAGGATTAGAACCAAATAGCGGAGACTTTAAAAATGGTAAATGCACTTGAAGATGGGCTAAATGATCTTGCTGCGGCAGAACATAAATAGCTGAACCGATTGAAGCGGCTACATTTTCACTAGCTGGATCCCTATCTTCAGATCCAGGAGTGGGATTAAGAACTTCTGCAGGAGGTATCTTTAATGTTTGTAAAAACATTTCCTCAACTGCCCGAACATCATACATCCCAGGAACTGCTGTTGCTCTATTCATAATAGCTTGAATTTGAGCAAATCTTTGGGCTTCACTAAAGATTGCAGGGTTGCTTATAGGAACAACATCGGATGGCCCATCAAAATCTTCTATACTAATTTCTAAACCAGCTTCTAAAGCATCTAAATCTTCTTGAGTGTAATACATACTGTTGATGCGATGGATAATATTGAAGCTTCTTCCCATTGCAGCATGTAAACGTGAATGAATAGAACTAAAGACGACCATCCCTTGCTCAATAATAGCCATAGTTGTACCAACAGGAGCATTTGGATTTTGATCGCTAAATTTTTCAAAGCTGGTTTGAACAACATTCTTACCCGCATCTACTAGGAAGCCTAGCAATTGAAATAGAGTAGGGCTTGGGCCAGCAAACGGTAATGGCATAGCAAGTTTTCTTACATCATCAATTAATGCGCCGCCTTCCATTTCTACTATTTCAGTAGGCTGAACATTTATAGTCTGGCCGTTTGGCCCCCCCTTAAGCTTTAATAAAGTAGGAACATTTTGAATATAAGCTGAGTCTAACAACGCACGTAATGCACCAGTTGCTGCCCCACTCAATCCACCAATCATATGTGTCAAGCCAATAGGATAAGCACCGCGCCAAGGAACAAACGGAAACTCAACCATCCATTGAAGTTCTTTTTTTAACTGGTCAGTTTCTTCCCAGTTTCTATATAAAGAAAGACAAGCACTGCTAGATTTATCAATGCTTAAAATATAAGGAGCAAGT